ACATCTCATCGGAGCTGATCAGGCTCCGACCCAGCCTCTTCGTAAACATATGCGACGAGGCAGCGCATAGACGCCTAAGTCGGCACCTGATGTTCCATTCGGATTACGAATAGAAATATCCTTCCGGATATTTGCGGTTAGTACCCGCAACATCTCTCGCCAACCGTCCACCTCAAACTTCTCAGTTTTTGGGTGGACGATCCAGTTATGATATTCAAGCCGGTGCAAATCGCGGTTAAATCGCCGCTTTAAGCCCAGACGCTTGTTCATTTCTAGTTGGTGCACGTGCGGACGATACCAGCCTATCAGGCTAGGAGAATCTTCCTTGATCTGGCCGGCGAGGCCAGAGGGTTGTAGACTCCTAGGTACCGCGGATCCAAGTAGTGGCTCACCTTTTGGGTCAGTATACTTGAACTTCTCGCGAACGTACGGTAGCTTTCCCCAAAGGGACTCTACCATACCTTGGATTGCTGATGCTGTCCGCCAATAACCTGCCGCCCACAGGGAGTTTGATAGCTCCACGTAGGAAACAAGTTGCTTAGCGTCACTGTGTCCACGATGACTCCACTCGGTCCGTAAACGGATAGGTGTGACTTCGACGCCATCAAAGGCGTCGCACCCGCAGGATTCTCGAAAGAATCTGCCGACACAGCATTTGTCCTGGTTGAACCGAAGCCCAACCTTAGGAAACACTGTGAGTAACGGCGGATAGTCTTCCCGCCTAACTATGATGTCATCGCCGTAGACGTAGATTCCGAGATAAGGGAGGTACTTTTGGTACCTACCTCTGACCTCTAGAGATCTACGGCTACTTATCACCGCGGCAGCAAGTGCATAAAAGCACATAGCCTCTATTGGGAAACAGCAAGCTGATCCCATCGGGGCAAATGTGGCTAATTTCACTTCCCTACCATCCGGCAAGCGCGTGAACCCGCTCCTGGAAGCCTTAAGGGCCTCCAGGAGATTAGGTACACCTTCGAATAGTCTCTCGACTAATCGAAGGGTCACGCGATCGCTTGCATCCTTCATATCAAGGGTCACGTACTCGTTTGAGCGTGAACTCGCCAGGGCGAGCATCCTGTTCCTAGTCTGATCCGTAAAATTTACGAATGAGCTAGTCCATGGATGTTTTTCGATCCAAGCATATAATTGCTTCTGGATCCCCTGTTGAATCCATTGGAGTTCCAATGGTTCCTTGGATATGAGGCGAGGTCCTCTAGAGTCCTTAGGGACAAGAACGACTTCCGCCGTTCCGTGCTCAAGAACTGTGAGGCTCTGAAGCCAGTCGAACTGATCGACTACTTGGTTTAACCCAAGCATGTAGTATTCCGTAAAAGGATATACTACTTCGGTGTGGGCGTAGATGCGAGAGAAGTTAGACTTCTCACCAGCACGCTCACCGGTCGCAACAGCTCCCGGGCCATGTCGGGGAACAATATCCCGAACATTAATCCCGTGGAAAATACGAGAGATAATATCTCTCGCTTTCCTAATGACTGGTTCAACCTCAGGCGGGAACTCGATATTCTCGAGTTCCTCCTGGGTGCGGACGAACGACTCGATGACGGACCTTTCCGTCTCGGGGTCATATGGTAGGTTTAGCTTGTACAGGAAGTACAAGAACTGTCGCAAGTGCTTCAATGCGGTTATATCAGGATCACTCCTGACATATCCATCGGAAGAGAATACCCGACTAATCAACCACCCGAGGAATCGGGGAATTGACGTACCTGGAATCAGACTGAATCCAGATATGCGTAGTTGAGTATCACTTGACAAAGCGAAATCAATCGCCTTGCCCAGCTTAGGGAGCGTCTTCGTGAGAAACGAGACACCCTCTGTCTGACAGCGGGCCTTGAGTTTCCTCAAGTCCTTAACAGACTCCTCCGAGATAGGATAACATTGAGCTATATCATGGTACAGATGCACAGTCAGAGAGACGTAAGTCTCTAGGCTATTATGTCTACCCATAGGGCCAGACTCCTAGCCAGAACATGCATCCAATACCACAATACGATCAAGGAATGCTCCAGTTTAAGGTTCGCCCGCGAGAACGCGAGCGATCCGGGTCTCATCAAGTGCAGAAGCGGTAATACCGCACGCTGCGCCTAAGAGCCCCTGCACCAAGGCAATCGCCTCAAGTGCAGTTTCTGGATCCGCATAGTAGTAGGCCCCGCGAGGGATACCCGCTACCATGTAGGCATAAGCATTCATCTCTCGTCCGGCGACGTCCTTTACAAGGCCGTCAATCCGAATGAGAGTTCGATCCGTCTTAGCCGGTTTGTTGTCATTGCTCACACTGTGAGCAATAGTCAACGTAGCAGGACCCCCAGTAAACTGGGAGGCGCTACACTGGCGGACGGACCGGCCTGGAGAAATGTCGGTGGTGGCATAACTGTCACTACCCGCGGTACTAATTGTAGTATGCGCAGACAAATTCAGGCCCTTAACTGTAAGTGGATCAGACAACATGTCCTGGTCTCTTTCTGTTAAGTTATTGTGGTCCCGGGCAACCCCGGGCATGAACTAACGAGGAACTCGTTGTGCAAGAAGCGAGCTGGCAATGCCAACTCGATTAATGTTAACGAACGAGCGCTGTCGCTTTAATCCCGTTAATAGCGTGACCTGGTTCGGCTCCGGTCGAAACCGTTTCCGAACATAGGTCTTGTAGGTATCCTCCCCGATAAGGATATTTTCCCATCGGGTGTAGAAGGGACTCACAGGTGTGGGTCCATTGAACGTAAGAGAATACGTACGAGTCGTCTCTAGAGTTACCGATTCAAGGTAATCATAGACAACGACTGAGGCAGGGAATAACTTAGGTGAATGCTTGTGCAGCCACGAAGAGACGGTAAAGAACCAATCAACAATAAAGCTGAATGGTACTACGTCCCAGAGTGCTGCCAGATCAGTAACGCCAAAGGCGTCGCTGAGCTGATACAAGCGTGTCACCCATCCCTGGAATTCGGGACAGCGAAACCCATATAGGGTTTGCGCATGCCAGTACGCTTGGCGCGTTTCTTGCACACAAGTGCAACGAACCTCCGCACCCAAGGGCGTTTGGGAGTTTATTTCAAACGTCTTGGTAGGATAGAGGAACTTTAAATCCATCTTGCGATGGAAAGTATACCTCTTATCCGGGAGCGTACTCACTCGATCATAGGCCTCTCTCCACGTCTTTAGACGAGAGATAAAGGCTTGTACGTCATTAAGAAAGGGGATTAACCCAAACTTAACTCCCAAGTGATGGTCTGCGACTTTACGTGCAGACCAGCCTTTGGGGATTCCCGCTTCGCGGAAACCCCTAACAGCAGCTTGGCGAGAGAAGAGAGAACTGACGTTCCTCTTCCAGTCGAACAAATCGACCACAAGGAACCAAACCGAAAAGTCCGTTTCGAACGGATCTCTGTCGATCTGGACATCCCGTGGGAGATCGCTACGATAGAAGATAGTTTGAGCTTCCTCTATGGTATGTGGTACCAATCCTATCTGCTCTCCGAGCACGCTCTTCGCGTGCTCTACGAGCCAAGGATTAGGGCACTCATCGCTCTTAGCCCCGTCCGTCAGGTTGGGGTTAGCCAAAGGCCGAGCGATGACTATTTTCGTATTCTCTGCGCCTGTCATACCGGCCACTGGGATTGAGTAATCCCCTTGGACGGAGTCATGGGCGCACTCTGAATACACTCTAGCACAACTGGGTCGACTCGACTTCCTATCCGATCCGTGAGGACGGTAGGCTTTCGGGTTGACAACGTCCCACATCTGGGACGAATTCGGGGAATAACTCCCGTACTCCAGTATATTACCTAACGCCGGTCCCCAAAGAGCGGAGCCATGTGTTTCGTCTTGGAAGACGAACTTGGCAAATTCCGCTGTATTTCGGTGATCAGCACTACGTTCACGATATCTCATGTTATCCGAATCTCAGACCTCCCCTCCTTTCAAG